CACAACTTTGCCCTTCAGGGCTCTGATCGTGCTGATCTCGTTTATGAATCTTGTGTCACTGATCACTATCTTGCCACCGTCGTAGCGAGAAGTGAAAGAATCTATCCAGATGTTGTCGTGGAAGCAGCCGCGCATTATCTCAGTGCCCCAATATTGCAGCACGTATCTTGGGGTGACGGTCCTGTTCAATTTGTTGCTCCAGTAGGGATCGATCCTCTCCCTCCACATCCTGCTTTCCTGTGTGGCTCCTTCCAGCAATTGTCTATCCCATCCAAATATTGCGCTGACGGCATCCTTCAATGACTTTGCGAAGCTGTCTCGCTTGAACCCATGATCCTTTACCAAGAAATCCGCCACGGTGTCCTTGCCAGATCCAATCAATCCTACCAATCCTATCAGCATGTAAGTATATTACAGGTTTTTTAATCTTTTTGCAATCTCTTGCTTGACTTTTACAGCGGTCTTTAATATTTGTTCACGCATTGCGTGCTTGTCCGCAACTTTGGTCATGTTTTCCAAAGCGGTAACTAGATCTTCCAGTTCATCCAGTGTGAGGTCTCGAATTTTCTTGATGCCTATATCAGCCATAATCGGATATATTTAATCTGAAGTTTAAAAGAATTAACCTATAATAAAACTAGTTGGCATGCCGCCGTCCACGAAATTGTTAATCTCTTGGTCCAGTTTCTCCATCATGGCCATGCCGTCCTGTCTCAGCGTTTCGCCGTTGAGGCTGGTGCCTCCCTGTGGACCAGCGATGGTGTTAAACTTTCCTCTGGCCTCTCCCAGCATAATCTTGCATACCGCCAACGCATAGTCTCTGATCCATGGTTTGCTGTAGATGTCTTTCATGAGAGTGATGTCAGGTCTGAAATTGTCAGTGTGCAGCAGCACCCGTTCTGTGTCCACTCTGGGACGCTGCGTGATGGTCAGGGTCTTGGTCGCGTTGTCATAATGATGTTGTATGAATGATCCAAACATCTTGCCCACTAATTCTTGGTATGAGGCGAAGGCATAATAGGTAGCCAGGCCGCCCGCCGCTCCTGCTCTCAACAGATAGGTATTGGTGTAGGCCAGGTTGAAAGGCTCAAACAATGTGCCTCCCTGTCCATCGCTGCGTGATCCCACTGTGGCTCTTGATATCTCCCTGACGTTGATGATCTCATTGGGCAAAATGTATTTGTTCTGATTCATCTGCAGGTCCAAAAAAGCATAGCTTTCTTCCACTGCGTTGCTGGATCTCTGCCTGTAGCGATTGATTGCCCTTTCCAGTTCCGTTTGATAGTGTTTTGGGTCCAATTCCACGTCGATCATGCCATCCCCTAGGTTGGTCTTGACGTAGTCGAAAATTTCCTGTTGTCCTGTTTGCAGCTCTGACATATGGATATTTATGGCCGCAGTGTTTTCTATAAATATGGTTAGTATGCCACGTTTATCAATATACAAGCCAGAAAAGGGCAACGATTACAGGTTCTTTGATCGCACCATAAATGAGATGTTCCAAGTGGGCGGAGTGGACATATTCCTCCACAAGTACATAGGAACCTACGATCAAGGTGCCACCAACAAGGATGGACCCGCCAGCGCCACGCTGCCGGCATCCAGCACCCTGGGCGAGAGAACCATACAGGATCTGTTGTTTCTGGAAAATAGGGATCGCAAATATGACGCTGACATATACACCATCAGGGGCATATACAACGTGCAGGACACTGACTTCAATCTCAGCCAATTTGGCATGTTTCTGCAGAATGATACATTGTTTTTGACTGTGCATCTCAATGACGTGGTGGAGAGATTGGGCAGGAAGCCCATGAGTGGAGACGTGGTCGAATTTCCAAATCTCAAGGACGATTACAGTCTGGATGCCAGCATACCCATAGCCCTGAAGAGATTTTACGTAGTAGAAGATGTCAATAGGTCAGCAGAGGGATTTTCTCCCACGTACTGGCCGCATCTGTTGAGATTAAAATTAAAGACAATGGTGGACAGCCAGGAATTCAGAGACATACTTGGCGACGCCACCGCGGCTGGATCTCTTGCCAGTTACATGAGCACTTACAACAAGGAAAGAGAAATAAATGACGCCATTGTCAGCCAAGCGGAAGCAGATGCTCCAAAATCTGGATTCAATTACAAGCAATTTTATGTCACACCCATAGACGAGAGAGGCAATGTGAGAATAGATGGGGTCAACGCCACTAGTTCCATATCTTCAAACCAACCCATTAATGCAGTCGTGGATACTCCGGCCAGCAGCCATTACGGATTCTATTATGGAGGAGATGGCGTGCCACCCAATGGATATGTGGCAGGCGCCGGAACCAGCTTCCCCACATCAAATGTCAATAAAAATGATTATTTCCTGAGATTGGATTTCTTGCCAAACAGATTGTTCCGCTATGATGGAATCAGATGGATCAAAGTTGAGGACAGTGTGAGATTGACAACCACCAACAATGACTCTAGAAATACATTTAAAACTGGTTTTGTCAACAACAGCACCACTACCACTATCAATGGATTAACCGTTGAGCAGAGGCAGACATTAAGTAATGCTCTCAAACCCAAGGCGGACAACTAATGCTTCATTTCTACGACGGCCAGATCAGGAAATTCATGACTCAGTTCATCAGAGTGCTGAGCAATTTTTCCATTGAGCTGGGCAAAGGCCGAGACGGCGTGGTGCAACTGAGACAGGTGCCAGTCACCTATGGCGACATGACCAGGCAAGTGGCCAACATCATCAGGAACAACAGCGAGAACGTGCTGCAGGCGGCCCCAAAGATAGCAGCGTACATCACAGCGCTGGAATACGACAGAGAAAGGATGCAGAATCCCTATCACATAGAAAAACAGCATCTCAGGGAGAGGAGTTTTAATTCTGCCACAGGACAGTACGAAGACAAGCTGGGGGCCGGTTACACCATAGAAAAAGTCATGCCCAGCCCATTCAGATTAAATGTAAAAGCGGACATCTATACCACCAACACTGACATGAAATTGCAGATATTGGAGCAGATATTGTATCTATTCAATCCTGATTTTGAAATACAAAAGAGTGACAACTACATCGACTGGACCAGCCTCAGTTATATAGAGCTCACAGACATATCTTTCAGTTCACGCACGATACCAATTGGCGCCGACACCGAGATAGATGTCGCCAGCATAGGATTCAGCATGCCAATATGGTTGAGCCCGCCAGTCAAGGTTTCAAAATTAGGGGTCATCCAGAAAATTATAATGAGCGTGTACGACGATGATGGCGGCATAGCAGAAGGCCTGATAGACGGAACGCTGATATCAAAATCTTTCATCACACCAAACAACTATGCCTTGTTGCTGACGGGCAACCAGTTCAGATTGCTGGGCAGCACCGGAATCAATACCGGATCGGGCGGCGATGGTTTCTACACAGGTGCCAGGGCAGGCACGGGACTTGATCCATTTGACCAATTTGGCGCACCGATCAATTGGAACATATTGCTCACTCAGTACGGCAAAATAACCAATGGCCTCAGCCAGATAAAATTAGAACAGGAAAATGGCAATGAGGTCGTGGGCACGATATCCGTGAGCCCACTGGACGAGACCATATTGCTTTTCAACATTGACAACGACACAATACCCGCCAACACCATACCTTCAGTGAACAAGATCATAAATCCGCAGACATTTGACACCAGCGCCACACCAGCCAATGGAACAAGATTTTTGCTCACAGAATCAGTGGACAGCACGGCCTACTGGCAGGGTGGATTGCATGCACAGGCCAATGACATTGTGCAGTACGACAGCGCCACCAACAGCTGGAGTGTTGTGTGGGACGCATCGGGATTTGACTCCACGGTTGAATATGTTACCAATCTAAACACAGGCATACAATACAAATACAACGGCTCGCACTGGGTAAAGAGCTACGAGGGCATTTATATTGCGGGCAAGTGGACGATAGTGTTATAATAATCAAATGCAAGATAATATCATATGCTCCGGTGCGCTGTTCTACGCAGTAAACACCAAGAGATTTTTATTTCTACAACGCAACGATGAAAGGACCCGAGGCACGTGGGCCCTGGTCGGAGGCAGGAGCAAATATACAGAGAGCGCATTCGAAGGACTCAAGAGAGAGATACAGGAAGAAATTGGATTAACTGCTGCCTTTAAAAAAGTGATACCATTTGAACTGTTCACCAGCAATGATCAAAAATTTTTCTTCAATACCTATGTGATCTGCGTGGCAGAAGAATTCCTGCCAAAGTTAAACGGAGAACACAATTCTTATGCTTGGTGTGCATTC